AACTTGGCTGTAAATACATCGACAGCCTTGCCGCATCTAATTAAGGAGAAAACCGCAATGTCTAACAAGTTTGAACAACTATTAGATTATCTTGTCAACGAAGAAATGGATAAGGCCAATGAATTATTCCATGAAATCGTTGTAGAGAAGTCTAGAGAAATTTACGAAAATATGATCGCTGAAGAAGCGGACGAAGATGAATTAACCAAAGAAGCCCAACAAGACGACATGGACGAATCCATGGCCGAACCTGTTGAAGAAGAAACCACACTAGAAATTGGTGGGGATCAAGCTGATGGCCTACCAACTGATACTATGGATCCAATGTCTATGGGCATGGACGATTCAGAAGATGAAGAGCCAGGTATGGACGGCGACCTAGGTGGTATGGGTGGCGGAAGTTTAGAAGATAAAGTATTCGATCTAGAAGCTGAATTTGAAAAACTACAAGCTGACTTTGCTGCTCTTAAGGGCGACGAAAAGAGTGAGCCAGAGCACAGCGACGGTGAAGCTGATCCAGAATTTGGACCTTCAGACGACGATGAAGGCGGCGACGAAGACGGCGAAGACGGCGACGAAGAAAAAGAAAACATGTACAGCGAACGTATGCTTACCCGTGAATATGTTGAGAAAGTCGGCAACGATTGGGACAACAAAAGTTCAATGAGAACACCAGGTCCAGTAGGTTCTGGCTCAGGTGACAAAGCTGGACAGACATCTGTTGATGGTAAAAGAAGTGTAGTTAGCTCTGCTAGCGGACGTCCTACAACCAAAGCCTCTGCACACAATATTCTACAAGGTGGAGTAGGTGAAGGCAACAATACAGGAACAAGTCCAAATGGTAAAACAGGTGGTCTAGTTGGTAATGTCAAAGGTGAATTTACCAATGGCGGTACACACAATGTTAACAATGTTAAGTCCGGTGTTAAAACACTAAAAGGACAAACAGGTTGGCCTAACAACAACAAATCAGCTGGTCCAGTAGGTTCTGGGTCAGGGGACAAAGCAGGACAGACATCTGTAACAGGTACCAAGTCTATCCTAGACAAAGCCCAATAATTGAGAATTTGAGATGCTATATCTTAGAGAACATTTAAGTTTTGATCAAGCAGGAGTCGTATTAGAGTCCGATGACAAGGATGGCAAGAACCTTTATCTAAAAGGTATTGCCATCCAAGGCGGTATTCGCAATGCTAATCAACGGGTTTACCCAGTTGACGAGATTGAGCGAGCTGTAAAAACTCTAAATGATCAAATACAAGAAGGCTATAGCGTTCTCGGAGAAGTAGATCATCCTGATGATCTAAAAGTAAATTTAGACCGTGTGTCCCATATGATTACTCAAATGTGGATGGAAGGTCCAAATGGTTATGGAAAGATGAAAATCCTTCCTACTCCGATGGGCAACTTAATTAGAACAATGCTCGAAAGCGGTGTAAAACTTGGCGTAAGTTCACGTGGCAGCGGTAACGTTAGCGACATGAGTGGCCATGTATCTGATTTTGAGATTATCACTGTTGATATAGTTGCACAACCTAGTGCGCCAGGAGCTTATCCTACACCGGTCTATGAACACCTGATGAACAGTCGTGGTGGCAATAGAGCAGTAAGGGTGGCACACGAGGTAAAAGAAGATCCTAAAGCCCAGAAGCATCTCCGTGAGGCGATGCTTAACATAATAAATGGTTTAAAAACCTAAGGAGACAAGCGATGTTGGACGCATTCAAGAAGCTGGTCGAAAGTGGCATGATGTCAGAGGACGTAAAGTCTGAGATTGAAACTGCATTTAATCAGAAAATTCAAGAAAACCGCGATCTAGTCACCGCTGAACTACGTGAAGAGTTTGCCCAACGATACAGTCACGATAAGACTGTTATGGTTGAGGCACTTGACAAAATGATCAGCGAGAGATTGGTCGCAGAAATGGCTGAGCTTGCAGAAGATAAGAAATCTTTAATTGAAACTAAAGTAGCTTATCAACGCAAGATGAATGAAGATGCTAGTGTACTAGAATCTTTTATCATGAATCAGCTAGGTAAAGAACTTGTAGAATTCCAAAATGATCGTAGAAAAGTTAGCGAGAATTTTGAAAAACTAGAACAGTTCATTGTAACTGCACTAGCAAGAGAGATTAATGAATTTGCCGTTGACAAACGTGATCTAGCCGAAACGAAAGTTAAACTAGTACGTGAAGCAAAATCACAATTTGATGATCTTAAGAAACAATTCGTTACACGCAGTGCCGCAATTGTGAAAGAGACTGTAGAACAAAAATTAACATCAGAAATGAGACAACTCAAAGAAGATATCGATTCTGCACGTCAAAACGCATTCGGTCGCCGTTTATACGAAGCATTTGCACAAGAGTTTAGCACAAGCTATCTAAACGAAAAATCTGAAACAGCAAAACTGTTAAAGATTATTGAGAAGAAAGATGTTGAGCTAGCTGAAGCAAAATCTGTTGTTACTGAAAAAGCAAAATTAGTAGAATCTAAGGATCGCGAAATTCGCGTTGCTCAAGATGTTGCTAAACGCAAAGAAGTAATGGCAGAACTGTTAGCACCGTTAGGTGCTGAACAAAAGGGAATCATGAAAGAATTGCTAGAGTCTGTACAGACTGCAAAACTTAATGAATCGTTTGACAAATACCTACCAGCAGTTATGGAAGGCAACATCAAGAAAGTTACTAAGGCTCCTGCCAAAGAGATGATTACTGAAGGTGCAGAAATAACTGGAGATCGTGAAAATAAACAGCCACAGGTAGGCTTAGATAACATTTTAGATATCCGCAAATTAGCGGGTCTAAAATAATTTAATATTCAAGGAGAAGACATAAAATGTCACAACTATTAAATGAAAGATGGTCAGAGACCAAAGAAGCTCTGCTTGAAGGCCTATCAGGTAACCGCAAGTCTTCTATGAGCGTTTGCTTAGAGAATACACGCAAGTACTTGGCTGAAAGTGCAACTTCTGGAGCTACAAGCTCTGGTAATATCGCAACACTTAACCGTGTTATCCTTCCAGTAATTCGTCGTGTTATGCCGACAGTTATTGCTAACGAAATCGTTGGTGTTCAGCCAATGACAGGCCCAGTTGCCCAGATCCACACTCTACGTGTTCGCTATGCTGATACCAGCAGTGGTGACAGCGTAATGGCTGGTGAAGAAGCACTAAGCCCATTCAAAATTGCTGCTGGTTACTCTGGCGCAGGTTCTACTGGTAAGGCTCAAACAACAGCCGTACTAGAAGGCCAACCAGGTAAGCGTATGAGCATTCAAATCTTGAAAGCACCAGTCGAAGCCAAGTCACGCAAGCTATCAGCTCGTTGGACATTCGAAGCTGCTCAAGATGCTCAAGCAATGCAAGGTATTGACATCGAAGCAGAAATCATGGCTGCTCTTGCTCAAGAAATCACAGCTGAAATTGACCAAGAAGTTCTAGCTTCTTTACGTAGTCTAGGCACAGTTGAACAAACTTATGACCAAGCTAGCGTATCTGGTACAGCTACATTCGTTGGTGATGAACACGCTGCTCTAGCTGTTCAAATCAACCGTGTTGCTAACTTGATTGCACAGCGTACACGTCGTGGTGCTGCTAACTGGGCTGTTGTTTCTAACCAAGCTCTTACAATTCTACAAAGTGCTACAACAAGTGCATTTGCTCGTACCACAGAAGGTACATTCGAAGCTCCTACAAACACCAAGTTTGTTGGTACATTGAACAATGCAATGCGTATCTATGTTGACGCATATCTTGCTGATACAGACGACAACAACCAATGTCTAATTGGTTACAAAGGACCATCTGAAGCAGATGCAGCGGCATTCTATTGCCCTTACATTCCTCTAATGAGTTCTGGTGTTGTTCTTGACCCAGCAACCTTTGAACCAGTAGTTGGCTTCTTAACACGCTACGGCTATGTTGAGTTGACAAACACTGCTAGTTCTTTAGGTAACGCTGCTGACTACCTAGGCAAAGTGGCTATCACTTCTGCTAACGTTAGCTTCCGTTAATCCAAATAGGATTACAATACAAAACCCGCTTCGGCGGGTTTTCTTTTGGACGTAAAAATAAATAGACCATGATACCAATCATAGAATTTAATCCTAATCCTTTTACTGATCACCTTAAACAAAACTGGAAAGGCATTAGAGACGAGTACTACTGGTACTTAAAAAAACACGGCATCATGGACGAGAATAATGTTATAACACAGAAAAAACTTCAAGATCATAATCCGTTGCCTAATTCAAACGACAGTTTATATACAAAAGAATGGACCAGCGATGGATTCTTTGTTAGACCAAATATCTTATGTGAAGATCAGCAGGCAAGAATACATTGGGGAGACGAGCCCTATCGGATGAAACCTGAAATATATGAATGTCCTAATATTTTACACATATACGAAACATGGAAAGAACATCTGGGGTCAATAGTGTTTAATATAAGTTATCCTGGCTCAGTATTAAATCATCACTACGGAGTTGACCCTCAATATATCAGGATGCATGTCTGTATTAAAACAGAAGAACATTGTACATTTGATGTTGAGAATTATAGACGAGGCTGGAAGGACGGAGATGTTTTTGGTTTTGATGATGCAAATTGGTTTCATGGAACAAATCACAGTGTAGAAGGCAAACACGAACGAATTATATTACTAGTTGATATTGCTAAAACACTAGTAAAACCTTGGGCAAAGACTTGGCCAGTACGTGATAAACGCCCGTTAGAGACTGTAAAAATTAATCCCTGGTAAATACACTGTTCGCTCTTAATTGAGAGTTTATGCGGCACCCACCGCGTAGGCCTAGAACGCCAAACACAAAGGAGAAAACAAATGGGACGTCCGATTCAAAAGAAATATTTTGGTAATACAAATTACCCGTATGACAATGACAGCACTGGTGGATTTACAGGTCTAGGGGGCGAAGGTGTTGCCTCAGTTACAATCAGTAACAGCGGTACTAACTATTCTGTAGGTACAGTGGGAGCATTTTCTGCACCTAATATTGCAGGCGGTGTACAAGCTCTAGGTACTTTAGAAATTATTGGTACTGGAGCACTTCGCGGTAAAATTATGAGTGTAACTGTTACTGAACCTGGTACAGGTTATACAGCAGCACCTACATTTACCTTAACTACAGCAACTGCCGTTACATCTGCAACAACAGGTACTAACGGTGCAACAAGATTATACCCGGCAGCAGTCACTGGTATTGTTGTTGGTATGTTAGCTGTTGGTGCTAACGTAGGTACAAGTTCTTACGTAACAGCAGTAGGTGCAAACTATGTTGATGTAAGTGCAACAAATGCAAATACTGTTAACGCTTCGGTAAAATATCAAGACAATGGTATTGGTTTTGCTAACACTGTTGCAGCAACATCTTCAAAAGTTGATGCTATTACAATTACATCATATCTAACCACAGGCTCAAGTGCTGTTAGTGGTGGCGATATTATGAAACAAGTTGGTTCACGTCGTTACAAAGTACGTAACAGTCAAGGCGTTGGAGTAGTCAAACTAACTACAGGTACCAACGGTGCTGGAACACTAGCTGCAGGACAAATGAGTGTTGTTGGTACTGACTGGGGTGGTTCAACATACTACTTTGAAAAAATCAATGCTAATACTGGTCGTGTGTTTACAAGAACTAGTACTAGTACTGCTGTATTCTCAGACGGTCAACTTGCTAAATGGACCATTGGTGCTGCTACAGGTACAACTGTTGCAACTGCACTTATTTCAATCTCTCATACAATTTAAACTCAATTGTATAATAAGAAAAGGGCTTAGGCCCTTTTCTTATGATCTGCTAAATATGTATAAAGGAAATCTGCATGGCAACGGACGTAATTAGATACTCTGGTGATTTAAAAATAGCAACTGCTGTTGGCGGAACTATGACGTTTGACACCGGCGTCAATACTGGCAGTGTGATTATCACCGGTAATCTAACTGTAAGAGGAACGCAGACTTATATCAGTTCTACAAATACCAATGTTACAGATAACATATTAGTTTTGAATTCTGGCGAAACCAACGGCTATGTAACCTTGGGTCAAGCAGGTATAGTAATTGATCGAGGTAATAACGCTAGCTCAACTTCGTCAGCACAGTTAATCTATGACGATACACAACCGTGGTCTGCTTATAGATATACTGCTACAACTGGAACATCATATTCAGGACAATGGGTTGTTAAAGCACAAAATAAATTAAGTGCGATTCAAGTCTCAGCAATTAGGTTTGACGGACTGGGTCCTGAGAATGACGGTAGATTAAATTTACTTGGCCGTGGTGTAGTAGGTATGTTGTCCGTTGCAGGACAAAATAATTATGCCAGTCGTGTTACACATGATGATGATATTCCAAACAAGTCTTATGTTGATAATCGACCGTTTAATGGTTTGGCTACTTCAGCCGAATGGGCAGCGGTTTTAAAAGAAAGCACCGGTTCGGACACTTCTATAGTACCAGCCGACAGTGCATTTTCTGGAGTTCCTAGTAAAATAACTACTTACATTGATGGTGTAACCAATATTATTGTACAACAAGGCACTGTTCAGTTTACCGGATTATCATTTATTGGTAATACAATTAGACCAAATACTAACAACACTAACCTAACTCTACAAACACAGGGTACAGGTACGGTTGTTGTAAATAATGGACTGACAATTGGTTATAGTGCAGCAGCTCCTCAACCAAATGCTACCAGTGTAAAAATTTATACAACATCAACTCTAGGTGCTGGCAGTACAGGAATTATGTTTACAACATTAGATAGAAGAACAATACCATCTAGTACTGCCCGTGGAGAATTAATTTCAGCAAGAAAGGCACTTGTCCTTTCAATAATATTTTAAGGATTAGAAATGGCAATCGCAAACGCACAACTAAGTTCATCAGCAAAGACTCCAGTTTTTGTGGCCGCAGGAGAAAACGCAGTTACTTGTATTATATTTTGTAATACCAGTTTAACTACAGATGCAACAGTATCTGTTTGGTTAGTACCTGCAACAATACCTGCCAGTGCAGCTAATCAAATTATCAATGAAATATCTGTTCCAGCAGGTGAAACTTTCAGTATTGACACAGAACGATTTATCATGGAAGACAGCGATAGTATACAAGCTCAAGCTAGTCAAAACTTAATTGTAACTGCTACTGTAAGTTACGTTTCAACAGGCCAGTAAGATGAAATTTTATAAAAGACAATCATTAAACTCTCATAGTCCGCAAGACAATACATTTGCTGTTGAGCAAGACGGCCGAGCAATTATTGACACTACACAGAGTTTGAGACTACCTAGAGGTATTATTAGCCAGCGACCTACTGACACAGTACCTGGACAGATTAGACAAAATTCAGAATTATCTGAAATTGAAACACTGGTTAATGCTGTATGGGAACGTAATCGTACTGTGCGTCCAGGAACAATTACTGTACAAAATTTAGGCAGCGGAAACTATTATAGTAATATTTTTGGTCCTTTGAATTCTGACTATCAACCTAGTTATGATAAAAGTGCAGCGAATATACAAGTATATGTTGATAATGTATTTCAAATTCCTTTTACAAATTACGATATAACTAATGACCCAAGTCCAGTGTCAGCGGAGACAACAGCTACAAGTACCGCAACTAGCTCTATACTTTATCTTGATAATGTTATAAATGTTCAACCAGGATGTACTGTTAGCGGTTCTGCTTCACTAAGTCCGGGCACAACAGTACTTGGAACACTTACTGGAACAACTTGGGTTGAAATAAGCAGTCCATTAGTCGGCAACATTAATCCAGCTGTTAATCTAACGTTTTCTTTTAATACCGGTAGCTATATTGCGTTCACAGGTGACGTCCCTGCAAAACCAGTTGTGGCTGTATTAGGCTACGACGGTTACTTCCCTCCATGATTTGGGCCTATAAAGCACAAATATTACTTTCCAAATAAATACATCGATGCCAGCGTGTCTGGCAGAGTTATACTGTGGTAAACCCGCAATGCAAGGTGGTTATCCGTGAAACTCGGTGTATAGGGAGCAATAATGGCCGTAGGTCGTATTACAGGCCCGCTACTCGCAAGCAATCTGCGAAGAGACGGTGTCGACATAGCGTTTGAAACAGATCTACTGTACCTTGATGTAGTCAATGGCCGTATTGGCATCAAGAAAGATACACCCCTATTCGAGTTAGATGTAAACGGCACAATCAACGCCCATAGGATAATTGTTAATACTGCCACTATTGGCCTAGTAACAATTACCAGTACTACTTCTAGTAGTACAATGTCCACAACATACGGACCAATCTCAATCATTCCAGGCGGAAATGATCAAATTAATTTAGATGCAAATACTTTTGTTAAAGGCGATTTGCATGCCACCGGTGATATTACTGCTGACGGAAATATTCGATTAGGTGATACAACAGGCACTGATACACTGATAATTGATGCCGAAATCAAATCTGATGTGTTACCTTATATTAGCACAGGCTCAGTTGAATTTGTTGGAACAACCACCGCAACAATTTTTGTTACTAACACTAACATAGTTTCTGAATTTAGTTTAGGTAATACTAGTTCTTATTGGAACAACTCATATTTAGAAAATATTTTTACACGCCAGATTGACACTGCTGGCACTGCAACTGATATACAATTCTTTCCAGACATTCCGTTATTAGAAAGAACACTGAATAAATCAGTGACCATTAATGGGGATATTCGTGTTTACGGCGGAAATCCAATTGGTACGTTCCCAGTTGTAAACAACATTCTATATGTAAATGAAAACGGTAGTGACGACAATGACGGCCGTGCAATGGACTCTAGTCGTGCATGCCGTACAATTACTGGAGCAACTAATAGTCCTTATTTTAAACAAGGCACAATTATTAGAGTAGCGCCGGGATACTACGCTGAAAATAATCCAATTAGATTATTGCCATATACATCGGTAGTTGGAGACAGTCTTAGAGCAGTGTTTGTTGAAGCAATGAATAAGACAGTAGACTTGTTCCATGTTAATTCTGGAGTATATATCACTGGTATGACTATGTTAAATCTTCGCAGAGGAGAAGTAACTAGATATGCACCAGGTGGTGCAGGAACTTATACTACAGGGGCATATTGTGTGGCCTTCCCCCCATTACTTGATGATCCTATTGATGTATTCCACAGTCCTTATATTCAAAACTGTACCAATCAATCAGGTCCTTGGTTGTATGACGGTACAATGTTTTTACCAAATCAGACTGTACAAATTCCTTTAGTGGTTGCAACTTCAACTTATATTGCAAATACTACTTCATTATTAGTAACAATACAGCCAGAAATTACTGCACAGCAACTAGAAATTGGAATGTCAGTTAACGGATCTGGAATAACAATTGACGTTGATGTACCCGTTGCTACAATTGAATCTATTGAAAATCCAATTAATGGATATCGCTCTGCAAAATCATTACTAACTTTAAATAAAGAGTTCATTAAAGATGAAGTGATTGCTTATGTTTACAATACATTTCCTGGATTCAGTTTTGACGAAACTGTTTGTCGCAGAGACACAGGATATATTGTTAATGCACTGATAAATGATGCCATACTAGGTGGTAATCAACAAATAGTTGAAGCAGGCCGTGCATATTATGAAGGCAACGTTCAAATACTAGGTGACGAACTAGGCCCGACAATAGCTGCTTTTAGAAGAATTAAAGATATTTCTTTAGATATTGTTGATAATGTTTCTGTAGTTAAAACTACAGGCAACTCTGCAACTCAAACTATTAACACTTCAACTACTGGTGGTGCAATAGCTCAAGAAAATATTGTCATGCTAATAGATTTATTAGTTGACATATTAGAAAATAATGCAGGTTATGAAAATGCTGCTGCATTACTTAACGCTAATCGAGGATTCATTCAAGCTGAGACAGTGGCATTTGTAAACGAAACTTATGTAGGACAGCCTCTACCAAGTTTTACATATGACAGAGGTAAATGTTTTAGAGATGTTGGGTACATTGTTGATGCTGTTGCTAATGATTTATTATACGGTGGTAACCAACAGTCTGTAGCAGCCGGTGTTGCTTATTGGACTGGAAATACTAGTTTAATACCTGGAGAAGTGGACGAAACAATAGCAGGGTTTACATATCTTGCATCAATCGTTAGAGATATAGTTTTACAAAATGAATTCAAAGACGGATACCAAACAACGGTTACGCAGATAACAAATTTAACCACAGGTAGTAATGCGGCTATTGAGTTAGTTGCTCGAAATGTTGGTATTATCAATGATATCTTAACTAACGGAGCAGACGCTGCACCAACTGTTATTAATAATTCGTTAACGCCTAGTTCAATTCCTGGAGTTACTGCTAGTTATAATTTAATTGTTGCAAATAAAAATTTCTTACAACACGAAGTTGTCAAATACATCGATGTCACGTTTACAAATTTAGATTTTGAATACAATGCTGTTAAGTGTGCTCGCGATACAGGATTAATTTTAGATGGGCTAGTATTAGACTTAGTTTATAACAGCAACAGTCAAAGTACGTTTGCTGGACTACAATATTGGGACCACGGTAGCACAGTGATTCCTGGAGAAGAAACAACTACAACAAACGCATTTGCATATTGTAAAACTGCAACTCAAGCATTGTTAGCAGCAAACACTTCTCTAAGTACATCGTCATCGATCTTATTAGGACAGAAATTTGATGTATTCTTAGGTATATTGAACACTGGAACTAATGGAGTAACTGATATTATTGTTCCTAACGGCGTCATTAATTCAATGTTACAGCCTGTGGTTGACTACATACAATCTGAAAAATTGAATATAATTCAAGATACTATTGATTGGATTGAAGCAAATAAAACTCCAGGATTCACTTATGACGATACAAAATGTCGAAGAGACATTGGCTATGTATTAGATTCAGTATGCATGGACATATTACGTGGCGGCAACAGACAAAGTGTACAAGCAGGTGTTTATTACTTTGGATATGACACAACCAGCACAGTACTAATTAACGAAATTCCTCAAACTAATGCAGCTTATAAGTTCATGAAATCGTTAATTGACAAAGTTGTACAACGAGTTACTGTTACAAAAACTTATCAATCATTAGTTGAACAAAATACAGATCCTGTTGGAGCAACTGTACAAGAGTCTAGAGCAATTAGCAACAACATCGATCTGATTAGAGATATAATTAGAAAAGGACCTGCGGCTGCTCCAGAAAGAACACCGTTACCATTAACCCCTACTACTTCGACTAACATTGCCCGTGCATACGACATACTAACTGTAAATAGAGATTTCATTGTTGCAGAAGTAGTTGAATTTGTCAATGCAACTTTTATTCAACCATACGCATTTAATTATAATGAAAGCAAGTGTTTTAGAGATGTGGGATTAATTGTTGATTCTATTGCTACAGATATTATTCGTCGATCAAATACTAATTCATTAGAAGCAGGTTTAGCCTACTGGGACGGTGCAGTTAGTGTTATTGAAGGACAATTAAAAGAAACATCTGGAGCAATTCAATATGCAAAAACAATAGCTCTAGATGTTATTGCAAATAATCCTGTTACAAGTTTCTATCAAAAGTCTGTAATTTATACTATACCAGGCACTACCTCCACTACTAGTACTAGCGTAGTACAACAAAATATTAATTCTCAATTGCCAGGCGGAGAAGTTGCAAGAGATTTAGTGGACAGTAACTTTAATGCAATTACTACCATTATACAGAATGGTCCTGCATACGCACCTACAAGTACAAATTCAACCCTTACACAATTTATTATTAATCTAAGCACTGTAACTAATAGTTCAGCGGTAGAAGACATTTTATATTTTGGAGAAACTTCAGTTTACCCAGTTGAAGATAAAAAAATGCCAGGAGAGTGGAGTGAAGACGGCTATGCTGACAGAAGAATTGATCCTAATGGTTCAGGCGGCGGCGCCCTAGTAGACGGAAATGCTCCATCTCGTCGTAGTCCAATTAATTCTTTTGTATTTGATGCGTTTACACAAATTACTCAAGGCGGTCGAGGCATCCATATCATTAACGAAGGGTACGCACAGCTAGTATCTGTGTTTACAATTTTTTGTAATGTTGCCGTTGAAACTGCATCAGGCGGCATTGCTTCAATTACTAATTCAAACAATAACTTTGGTGACTTATGTTTGTTATCTACTGGTTACGGTTCAAGAAAGTTCGGCGGAACTATTTACAATCCGGCTAATCTTGCCTATAACGAATTAACTAATGCGTTTGAACCAAATGAATATTTCCCTCAAGGATATTTCCCAACCAATCAACAAGTATGTGTATTTGTTCCCGACCCTGCAAACAGACCTCACATTAGTTTAGTAATGGAAGTAGTTCCTCCTGATCAATATGTTAACTATGACGGTCAAACTGTTCCGTATGTTAACGAACAAGGATTCCCAGGATTCTTAACAGCAATTGTTAACACTTCAAGTCTAACAACCAGTAGTTATACCATTGAGGCAGTAGATGTTACAGGTGTTGCGGTTGGCCAAACTGTATACATACGTGACCAATTTGGCTATGAAGCAGACGACAACGGTGCAGGAACTCCATACTTATCAACTGGTACTATAGTAATTGATGTAACATATCAAACCATTACTTTAAGCAATCCTATTCTTCAAGGCGGCGGCCAATATGCTAACAATAACTATTTTAATATCTACTGTTGTGGCAATGCTTATTATAATGTTATCACAAGTAAAACTTCTGCAAGTCCTTATCCAACTGGACAGAGTAAAATTTTAGGACAAGAAACTGAGACGATTGACGCAGTTAATTACTTAAGAAACACTGCGATTTCTATAGTTAATAATCAACCCGTAAACGCGATTAACAACACTACAGAACAAACTTTTAATTTATTAAAAACAGGCAACGGCACTGAATCGTTTATACAAGACCAATTAGGAATTATTACAAATGTGATACTTTCAGGACCTCAAGCAGCTCCTGCAGAAACTACAACTGGTACACTATTAACTAATAGATCAGGAGCAATTAGCTTACTTGAAGCAAATAAAATTTTCTTACAAGATGAAGTAGTTGCATATACTGATACAATATTTGGCGGATTTACATACGATGAAGGCAAGTGTTCAAGAGATACAAAATTAATTATTGATAGTATTGCTATAGATATGCTATATCCTGGAACAAGCCAAAGTACTTTTGCTGGCTTACAATATTGGGATCAAAGTGAAAGTGCAATACCTGGCGAAGAAACTACTACAACAAATGCTATTACCTATGCTAAGGGACTAGCCGCAACAGTTGCATTAAGTGCAGGAGGATCAACTCCGTCTGGGATTGTTACTTCAAGATTTAACGATGTTTTAAGTATTATTGCATCTGGAACTGTAGGAATAACCGATGCTATTACATCTAACGGATTACCAAGTACTAATGTTAATACACTAGCAGCGTATACTGCTGTTGTTAATAATACATCAACTATTATTTCTCAAACGATTTCTTATATTAATTCTAATAATCCAGGATTTGTATATGATCAAACAAAGTGTCGTCGAGACTTACACTATATTTTAGATAGTGTAGCATTTGATTTGAAACACGGCGGTAATAGACAGAGTGTAATGTCAGGAGTCTACTATTACAATTATAATAGTACTAGTACTGCTATCACTAACGAGATACCTCAGACAGTTGCTGCCTATAATTTTATTAAAGCAATTATTGGAGATGTAATTACAGGAACTCCTATATCACCAAAGTACCAAACAGTTGAAGTTCAGATAACAAACTTAACTCCGGCAACTGTCGCAGAGACCGCTACATTACAATCTAAAATTGATATAATTACAGACATCATTGCCAACGGCCCTGATGTTGCAGGACCAAAAGTTCCTGTAGGACTAACAATATCAGCAAACACTAGCACAGTAAATGCATTTAGTTTACTAATGGCTAACAAAAATTTTATTGCCGCAGAAGTAATTGCTTATATTGCAAATGAGTTTGGCGGCTTACAATACAACAAACAAAAATGTCGTAGAGATGTTGGCCTAATGATAGATGCATTGATTGCAGATTTATCTACTGGCGGAAACTTTAGAAGTGTTGAAGCAGCAAAAACATATTATAGCAAAGACGGAACATATCATATTGTTACATTAGAAGATAATGTAAGAAATCAATTATTATTTGTTGACGGTAGTACAGTTAATTTCTATCAAAGAAGTTATCAAAGTGCCAGCGGTTACTTATTTGAATATTGCGGTGCAGGCACGCAGTACGGTGCATTGCCTCAGGTAGGTAGAGTAGATCCAAATCAGACTAAAGAAGTAGTTCAGTTAAATAATGGTAAGGTGTTCTTTACCTCAACTGATCAAAACGGCGATTTTAGAATCGGACCAACACTTGTTATTAGTCAAGCAACTGGTGTACTATCCGGAAGAACATTTGAAAAGAGTTTATTCGCACAGATGACCCCGTTCATCTTAGCGGTTGAAGCAGGTGGTGGAGAATAAAGGAGATATAAATGGCATTAATTCCATTAAACACGTTTAAGACAAAGACAAAAGTATTAGATACAAATACAACAGCAACAGCATACGTAGCACCTATTGGTGTCACTAGCATTGTACTCATGGCACAGGTTGCTAATGTTGATGCAAACAATGCACATACAATTACATTCAGTCATCATAGACGATTTAGAGTGTTGCCCGATGCACAGGGTAACAATGCTCAGGATCCAAATGTGACAACAGAATTGGTTATGGATTTTGAAGTTCCGCCAAATGATTCTGCTAGTTTAATTACAGGTAAAATGATTTTAGAAGCACAAGACAGCATTAGAGCATATTCTGACACAGCTGGTACAATGAAATTAGTATTAAGTATTCTTGAAACAGCTAATAACTAAGATATTTTAAAAGAGAAATCTGATGCCACGTTTATTAAGTAATAGAAAACCAGTTCTTCGACCTGAAGATCTAAAAGCAGATAGATGGGATTATTTAAATCTCCAGAATGCCCAGCCTGCATTGGGTTTGGCACCTGCTAATAATGCTGGCTATACTTTGCAAACAGATGCAGACGGAAAAGTTACATGGTCTGATACATTAGGTCGTTTACAATTTGAAAATCAAATTATTGGAGCTACAGAACAAAACGTCGATATTGAAATCACTAGTTTAGATACTAATTCTGATATTGTATTATCTCCTTACCAACAAGTCAGAATTCGTGGCGATCTAGCAGTAGATCAAAATGTAGAAATTACCGGCGACATAACAGTTACTGGAAATCCGTTAGGTACTTTTCCTATCAATGACAGAACTTTGTATGTTACTCCTAACGGTGATGACCGCAATGACGGAACAGCACTCGATGCTAGCCGTGCTTGCCGTACAATTAGCGGTGCTGTTCGCAGCCCTTTCTATACAGAAGGTACTACTATTAAGGTAGCAGCCGGTGTATATTTTGAAGATAATCCTATTCCTCTAAAGAGAGATAGTTCTGTTTTAGGTAACGATTTAAGAACAACATTTGTTGAACCTTTAAACAAAGATTTAGATTTATTCCATGTAAATTCTGGTGTATATATTGCACAGATGCAGATGCGTAATCTACGTAGAGGTGCTGTAGAAAGATACGCACCAGGCGGCGCTGGAACTTATACTACAGGTGCTTACTGTGCAGCATTTCCTCCTAATTTAGAAAATCCTATTAACGTATATCATAGTCCGTACATTCAAAACTGTACCAACCAATCAGGTCCCTGGTTAAAAGATGGTACAATGTTTGTACCTAATCAAATTGTACAAATTCCTGTAGGTGCCGGCACTTCAACTTGGGTAGCAAATGTTAATACTATTACTGTAACTCTTTTTACTGGCACAGTTGCAGTTGGTATGGCAGTTAATGATGCTGCCAACGAAGGTTATAGAAATGCTCAACTGTTATTGCAGGCTAACAAGCAATTTTTACAAAGTCAAACAGTGGCCTATGTTAATGACACATATCCTCTATTAGATTATAACGAAGCACTCTGTTATCGAGATGTAGGTTATATTATTGATGCAGTTTCAGGTGATGCTAGATTTGGCGGCAATAAACGAAGTATTGAAGCCGGCCTAGCTTATTGGAGAGGCAATATTAGTTTAATTGAAGGACAACAAAACGAAACTGCCGATGCTATCAATTATCTACGTGACGTAAGTTTAGAAATTATCACCAACACTACTGTTACAAACATTTTTAACACGTTGACCAATCAGGTTCTTAATTTAAATTACGACAAAGGTGCAGTTGTTTCAACTCGAGTATCTAGTAGTTTTGGAGTAATAACTTCAATTATACAAAACGGTGAAGGTGCTGTTCCAAATACCGTTGAAGATTTGTACGGATTAATTTACCCAAGCGGCTTAAGTCCTAACAGTCCAAATTCTGCATCTACAATTACTTCGATTACTACGGTTACTACAGGCACTTACTTAATAACATTAAGTACTGCCACAGTATCACCTAGCGACAATGCTACATTGTATTTTGGGGAAACATCAGTTTATCCTTTCTTAGATGCTGATATACCAAGTGAGTGGACATTAGCAGACGCCGACGGCATATTTGCAGATCGTCGACTAGATCCTAACGGGTCAGGCGGTGGTGCCCTAGTAGACGGCAATGCACCATCATTGATCTCTCCAATTCAATCGTTTGTTTTTGATGCGTTTACACAATTAAATCAAGGCGGTATTGGCATCCATATTATTAATAATGGATATGCACAGCTAGTATCTGTGTTTACTATTTTCTGTTCCAACTCAGTGTTAGTTGAAAATGGCGGCATTGCTTCTATTACCAACTCCAACGCCAACTTTGGTGATCAATGCTTGACTGCAAAAGGCCTAGGTAAATTGGCCTTTCAAGGATTTGTTCGCAACCCTGCATATCCAACTAATGTACCAAACGGAGAATACTATCCTTTAGGTTATTGGCCAAACAAACAACAAATGGAAGTGTTTATCCCTAGTGATCGGGATAGACCCCACATCGGTCAAGTTATGGAAGTTGTTCCTCCAGATACATACAGAAATTATGAAGGTCAACGAGTTCCATTTATAAACGAAGCAGGATACCCCGGTTACCTAGCGGTCGTTGCAAATACGTCAACCATTTCCACTGGAAGTTATACAATTAATGATATTGATGTTACAAGTATTGCTGTAGGTCATACGCTATATGTTCGAGATGTATTAGGAAATGAAACTAGTCCAGAAAACGGACAGCCATATGTGACTACAGGTACACAAGTTGTTGATGTTAACTTCAGAAGTGTAACATTAGACAGACCAATATTAACTGGTTATTCAGACCCTGACAATTTTTCAAATTATTTTAATTTATATTTTTGCGGGAATGCTTATTACACAGTGTTATCGAGTCAAATAGATTATTCGTTATCAACAACAGTAACTAATCAATCAACACTTGTTCCGGGACAAGAAACTACTACATCATTAGCAATTAGTTATGCTAAAAATCTTGCAACAAGAGTAATTCAAAATATTCCAGTAGACGGTTTTGTCTACGACATTGACCAATGTGAAAGAGATACTGGATTAATTGTTGACAGTATTGCTCTTGATACGTTATATCCCACACCTGAATTCAGTCAAAGTAATTTTGCTGGATTACAATACTGGAATCAAGATCGATACATAGGAACAATTGGCAATGAAATTACCACAACAACAAATGCTATAAGATATGTAAAACAACTAGCACAGAAAATTGTTCAAGGCATTACCACAGGCACACGTTATCAAAGCACAGTGACTCAAATTACAAGTTCTACAGTTGCAAGCCTAACTGAAGCAACTGTTGTTGCCAACGATTTTGAAGTTATTATAGATATTCTTGTAGATGGAATAGCCGGAGTGACTGACAAAATCGTTACTAACGGAGTTATTTCTACATCCACAGGAACCTTAACGGCCTATAATTTACTTACCGCTAATAAAAACTATATACAAAGAGAAGCAGTAGCATACGTGGAATCTACTAAAACACCTGGATTCGTTTATGATCAGGCCAAGTGTCTACGTGACGTAGGGTATATGGTTGACAGCGTTGCATTTGATTTATTAAGACCAAACAATAACAAAACACCAAGCAATAAGCAAGCGATTCAAAGTGGAGTATTATATTACGGATATAATTCTACTTCGTCACAAATTACAGGTCAGATTCCTCAAACAATTCAAGCATTTACATATATTAAAGACCTTGTGCCTTATATTGTACAAGGTATTACTACTTCAACACCTTACCAAGATTATGTTACACAAGTTGTTAATTTAACCACAGCTTCGTATGGAATTGTGCCCACAATTCAAAATTATCTTGATCATATCATAATGATTATTGATATGGGTCCTAGTATGGCCAATGCTAGTGTTCCAATTAGCCTTACTAAATCTGTAAGTCCAAATGCACAAGCTGCTTATGATCTGCTAAAAGCAAATACAGAATTTATCAAAGCAGAATTAACAGCCTTTATTAATTTTCAAAATCCATTAGGCCCTTATCAATCTGAATATCCTCAGGTATTTGATGCTGAATTAACAGGCGGAAGTAATGGTGTTACATCAGTTATTGATAAATTTGATATTATTTCTAACATAGTTAAAGATGGTTCCGAAAGCAGCCCTCCTATACAACGTCCAAGACAGTATGTAACTACGGATCAAGGTGTTTTAAATGCCAAAAAACTATTAGATAAAAATCGTTTGTTTATTCAAGCAGAAACAGTAGCGTATGTTGACAGTCTGTGGCCTAGTAAATTTAGTTACGACCCGGCCAAGTGTTCACGAGATACAGGTTTAATTGTTGACGCACTGGCTCAAGACTTGTTATTCGACGGCACAAGTCAAAGTGCATTTGCAGGTATTCAATACTGGAATCAAGGTTTAACTGTTATTCCTGGAGAACAGACTACAACTACCAATGCTATCAAATACTTAAAGACTGTAGCACAAAAAGTTATTACAAATAATACATCGTCATATCGATATCAAAATACTGTAACACAAATTGTAAGTACAGTCACTAGCTCTACAGCAGCCATTTCGTTAGTACTAGGAACAAAATTTGATGTAATAACTGATATATTGACTAATGGTACTGAGGGAATTACAGATAGAATTATACCAAATAGTTTAGAAGCAAGCACAACTGTTCCTGTAACATCCGCATATAGTTTGTTACAGTCTAACAAAGAATACCTACAACACGAAGTTGTAGCATGGGTTGAAGCAAATGCAAACTTTGTTTACGATTCTGTTAAATGTGCTAGAGATACAGGATTAATTGTTGATGCAATTGCCTTAGACTTACTATATCCAACTACGCACGATAGTCAAAGTACATTTGCTGGTTTACAATATTGGAATCAAGGAAATTACACAGGAGATATTCTTAACGAACTAACAACTACAACTAATGCTATCATTTATCTAAGTGGCCTAGCACAAAAAGTTGTGGTTAACAATAAGTCTGGAACTCGTTATCAAAATACTTTAACACAAACAACTTCTACGCTGGTAGCAACTGCCGGCGAAGCCGCAATCATCGGTAATGACTTTGGTGTTATTATCAATATTTTAAACACAGGTACTGCTGGCGTAACTGATATTATAGTACCTAACGGTAGATCAAGTATCAATACTGCTACAATAAATGCTTATAATTTATTGTTGTCAAATAAAGATTATTTGATAGCAGAAACTATTGCCTACGTAGAAGCAAATAAAGCTCCCGGGTTTGTTTATAGTAAAACTAAGTGTGCTCGTGATACTGGTTATATGATCGACAGTGTTGCGTTTGATTTACTACATGGCGGTAATAAACAAGCTGTGCAAAGCGGAGTGTTATACTATGCTCATCTAAGTACTAGCACTGCGATTGTAGGAGAAATACCTCAAACAACAGCAGCATATAATAGAATTAGAGAAATATTACCAAATATTTTAAACGGTATAGAAATTACACCGAGTGTAGGCAATACTACTCAACAAATTGTATATATGTTGCCCGCTAGTGCTACACAAATTGCAAAAGCACAAGCTAAAGTTGATAAAATTACAAATATTATTAACAATGGACCAATTGTTGCATCAACACTGACATCAATAAGTCTAACTGCCAGTGCAGATCCTTATGCAGATTGTGCATATGATATACTTGTGGCCAATAGAGAGTTTATTAAAGACGAAATTATTGCATATATTGACAGTAATTTTACAGGATTCTCTTATGATAAAGTTAAATGTTTCCGTGATGTAGGCTATATGATTGACAGTGTGTCATTTGATTTATTATATGGCGGTAATAAACAATCAATTCAAAGCGGAGTTTATTATTACGGATATGACAGTACTAGTACTGCCATCGTAGGTGAAATTCCTCAAACAACTAGTGCTTATAACTTCATTGAGCAGATTGTTGGCGATATTGTAACAGGAACATTAATTACTGATCCTCAACAAACTACTGTTGCCCAGATAACTAGTTTGAATTATACTTACAATCAAAACAAATGTGAAAGAGACACAGGTATTTTAGTTGACAGTTTTGTAACAGATTTATTGTTTAGAGGTAATGGCTATACTCAAAGTAACTTCTCTGGCTTGCAGTACTGGAATCAGAGCGGCTATACAGGTGATATTAGAAATGAAATCACTACTACAACTAATGCAATTAAGTTTTTAAGTTCTTTAGCACAACAAGTAGTTGTTAACAACACTTCTACTAGTACAGTTGTTAGATATCAAAACACTGTTTCTCAAGTTACTAATTTAACTACAGCAACTTATGATCAAGTTTATCGTATAAGAGATGACTTTAAAGTTATCACTGATATATTATCAACAGGTACTGTAGGCGTAACTGATCGTGTAATTGCTAACGGTGTTGATCCTGTTTCTAATGATGCTCAATATGCTTATAATATATTACAAGCTAACAAGGCATATTTACAAGCAGAAGTTGTTGCGTATGTTGAAGCTACTAAACGTCCTGGATTTATATACGATCAAACCAAATGTCTACGTGACGTAGGCTATATGGTTGACAGTGTTGCATTTGATGTTTTATATGGCGGTAACAGACAAGCAATTCAAAGCGGTGTTTACTACTATGGATTCTCTGGAACTAGCTCTGCAATACCTGGAGAAAGTACGCAAACTCTTGCAGCTTATACAAGATTGCGTGATATACTACCTAGCATTGTTACAAATCAAACAATTACTAAGAGTCCCAATAATACTTTAACACAAGTAACTAACTTAACTAGTTCAACCGTAGGTCAAAGTACATACCTAGTTGGCATGGTAGACTTAATTACTGATATTATTACTAATGGTCCAAGTGCGGCTGAGACACAACTACCAGTCAGCTTAACAATGAACACTGCTACTGAAGTTACAGCCGCAGTAGATATATTAATTGCTAATAGAGAATTTATTAAACAAGAAATTGTTTCTTATATTAACTATGAATTTTTAGTAGGTACTGACACTGAAGCACAACTAATAAGAGACAATGTTAATTTCATTAATAGAATTATTGAAAGCGGCCCTGACGAAGTTACAGTAAAAGAACCAATCGGGTTATTAGCTAATCAAAATCGTAGAGTACAAAATGCAGCTAAATTATTAAATGCTAACAGAAACTTTATACGTGCTGAAACTATTGCTTATATTAATAACACTTACAACACAGGATTCTTATACGATAAAACAAAGTGCAAGAGAGATACAGGACTAATTGTTGATAGTATTGCATTTGATTTATTGTATAACGGAACTACTGAAAGTACATTTGCTGGACTACAGTATTGGAATCAAGCAGACTATACTGGAACAATTAAAGGCGAAATTACTACAACTACTAATGCAATTCGTTACATCAAAGAACTAGTTGGAAAAGTAATCCTTAAAGAAACAGTCGAAGTTACAACTGGCAACACGTCGACACAAGATGTATCTTTACCAATAGGCACTTCCGGAGTTGCGGCAGAAGTTACCGGAAATGTTGACGTAATATTATCAATATTAACCAACGGAACTGCCGGAGTAACTGATGCTATTGTTCCGAACGGAGCAGTAAAAACTTCTAGCGATGTAGTTAATAGCTACAATCTACTACAGGCAAATAAAGCATTCATTCAAAATGAAGTCATTGCTAGGATTGATTATGACAACACTGAATTTGAATATGATAGAACTACTTGCCGTAGAGATGTAGGGTATATTATTGACAGTCTGTCATTTGATTTACTACACGGCGGCAACAGACAAAGTATTACATCTGGGGTATACTACTATGGATTCAATGCAGCTGACACTGCAATTGACGATCAAATACCTCAAACTACTGCGGCCTACGAAAGAATCAAAGAAATGATTAACAGCATTGTTCTTGGACAGGCTGTAACGACATCTTATCAGTTTAAAGTTCCGCAGGCATTCAATGATAATATTGCAACTTCTGTAGAAGTCACAGCACTGGGAACTAAAATTGATAATATTACAAATATTATTAATAATGGTCCGAGTGTGGCACCTGCACAGCAACCAATTAGTCAAACAGCCAGCACTGCTACAACAGTTATTAATGCATTTAATTTATTATTAGCAAATAGAAATTTTATCAAAGCTGAAGTTGTTGCGTATATTGATGCAATTTACACTGATACACCTAACTACGATAGGGACAAGTGCTTCCGTGATATGGGTGCAATTGTTGATGCCGTAGGTTACGACTTAGTTTATGGCGGAAATTATAATTCTGTAAACACAGGTAACGGTTATTTTAATCGTAAAGGTCAGTATCATATTGTTAGACTAGAACAAAATGTTACAGATCCAACATTGTTTGTTGACGGCGCAACAGTGAGGTTTTATCAGCAGAGTTATATTTCTGCTTCAGGATATCTGTTTGAATATGTAGGTGCCGGCACACAGTATGGTGCGTTACCGCAGGTTGGTACAGCTGACCCTCAACAAAGCAAAGAAGTAGTCCAGTTAAATAATGGCAAGGTGTTCTTTACATCAACAGATCAAAACGGAGATTTCCGTATAGGACCAACATTGGTAATTAGTCAAAGCACTGGAGTCTTAAGTGGACGAACATTCCAAAAGAGTTTGTATGCTGAAATGACACCATTTATCTTGGTGGTAGGAGCATAACGTGGCATCATTATTAAGCGGAAACGTAAAGAACCCAACATCTCCTAGTGGCTATACAGGTCTAGGTGGCACACAGGTAGCTTTGGGTAACACTCCTACTACCTCAACTGGTTATACTATTATCACGGTTAATAGTATTGCAACATATTCTAATACGTTACAAAATTTACAATTTAAAACAGACTTTTCCACAGAAACTAGAATCACAAGTCAGTTACCAGATGGTAACATAATGATAGAAACTACCGGAACTGGCACTATCTATTTGTTAGGCAATGTTAGTATTCCAAGATTAGATGCTCAGACAGCATTTAAAGGACCTGTCAAAGCAGCAACTACTGCCAGTGTTGACCTTATTGGCGGAGCACCAAACATAGTCGACGGTTACTTGTTAACAACTAGTGATAGGGTGCTGGTTAAAGATCAGGTCGATGAAGCTGAAAATGGTATATATGTTGTATTAAATCTAGGTGTGGGATCAAACGGTACATGGGAAAGAGCCACAGATGCAGACACTTCTGCGAAATTAGCACAGGCCATTGTTAGTGTTTCAAGAGGCGACACTCTAGCAGGCAGATATTTCTATACTGACTTTACTTCTAATTTAACCTTAGGTGTTGATCCAATAAAATGGTACCAACTTATTGCCGATAAACTAGATCAGAATATAACAAATAAAAATATTGATTCAACAAATATTGGTGCTACTGCTCCAGGTTACGGTGCATTTAACGACTTACGTGCAACTAGTACAGCAACATCTACGGGTACAAATAGTGGAGCATTGATTGTATCAGGCGGTATTGGTATTGCTGATAATATGCACTTAGGCGGAGTTGCTTATATCGACAACGGAACTAGTGCTACTTCAACGTTTTCAGGAGCAATGATTGTTCAAGGTGGCTTAGGAGTAAACGGTGCAGGTTATTTTAGATCATTGTATGTAGACGGAGTACCTGTTAATAATCCTATATGGAATGGCGGCACAATCAGTAGCCCTTTCTACGTAGCAAATATTGAAGGTGCTACTAGCACTAACACAGGTGCTTTAAAAGTATTAGGCGGCGTTGGCATCGGCGGAGACTTGTTTGTTGGCAAGAGTATTACACTCGAAAGTATAAAACCAACAGAACGTGTTTATTTCCGTATGCGAAATACCGCTACAAATGGACAAAGTTATACATGGGAAGTTGGCGGAAACAACTTTGCAGGACAATCTGGTGCTAATCTACGTGAAGGCAGTTTGACATTATTCAGTGATACTGCCAATACTTTTAGACTAGCAGTGGTCAAATCAAACGGAAATGTATTAATTGGACCACAGACAGACAACGGTGTAGATAAGTTACAAGTTTCAGGAAGTGTTAGATTTGGAGATGGTCAGCTGTTTACACGCAGTACCAACATAAATAACACAAGTACTACAGTGATAGACAGTTTCCCGGCTGCGAATTATAGAACTGCAAAGCTCTTAGTTCAAATTTCGGATGGTATAGGACCTGGAACAAAATTTCATGTTGTAGAAATAGTTATATTAGCAGACAATGACGGCAATGTTTATAAGTCTGAATATGGTATTATTACTACAGGAGGAGCAGTAGGAGTGTTTGACGTAGATTATGATATAAGCGGTAATGGTCTGGTTAGATTATTATTCAGTGCATCGTCTGCTTCTGCAAAACAAATTAAGGTACTGAGAACCAGCATCAGCAGGTAAACGTAAGGATATAAAAATGTCATTAACTAGAGATTTCGTCGTAAAAGAAGGCTTACAAGTTCAAGGAACGACACAGTCTGCCTTGACTTCATCAGGAGCACTGTTGGTTGCTGGCGGAGCTGGAATTGGCGGCAACATCAACATTGGCGGATCTATTAAACGTACAGGTGCTATCACTGGCGGCACGTTTGCTACAGGCGCTCAATTAAGTCTAGGTGACGGAACTTTTACAGATACACTTACTTCAGGTCGTGTGACCTGGGGCGTTACAAACTATTTTGGCAGTTCAGTTTTAGATACAGTAAGTTTAAACGCAACTTATACCAACGCTACTAGCATTTATATCAAAGGCGCACCAACTGCCGGTAGTAACTTAACAATTGAAAAAGCCTGGGCGTTATATGCCACTTCTGGTAGTTTCTATATTGGAGAACTGTCTGGTTCGACATCGTCTGCCAACAATCAAGCATTACAGGTAGCAGGCGGTATTAGTTTTGGTAACGGACTTTATGGTGGGGGTGGTGGTAGTTTATTTGGATATTATGAAATAAACAATAGTGAAATTCTAACTCGTGCCAATGCAAATCTTGGCGTTATTGAATTCCCTAACGGTATACAAATTACTACCAGCACTAATTCTTATAGTACAACAACTGGTGCTGTAATTATCAACAAAGGCGGCGGTCTAGGTGTGGGCGGTAACGCATACATTGGCGGATACTTGGCAGTATTGACAACTGCCACTATTCTTGGAACAGAAAACGCAGTTAGCACAACAACTGGTGCTTTAAGACTAGCAGGCGGACTAGGCATTGGCCAAGATCTATGGGCTAGAAATGGTTTCTTTATTTCCGGTGCTGCCAATACAGCAACAATTGCTGGTAATAGTTTACAAATTGGCAACAGCGGCGGGTTAGGAGTTACAGGATCTGCACGTATTGAAGGCCAAGTCTATATCACAGACACTACTGTTTCTTCTCAATTAGGTAGAGGTGCATTGATAGTACGTGGTGGTACTAGTATTGAAGGAAAATTAAATGTTGCATCTGTACATGTTAACGATGCAACTTTGGCTACTACCCCTAGTAATGCAGCATTAGTAGTTGATGGCGGATTAGGTGTTGCTGGCAATGTAATCATCGGTAACACTGACAGTTCAACAGGTACTACTGCAACAAATGCGTTAGTAGTTGACGGCGGAGTATACATCAAACGTGATTTAACAGTTAAAGGTAATACTATTGTCGAAGGCGACTTATTACTATTAGGCACCGGTGCTCAAGTAACTGTAAATTCAACAAATACTTACATTGTTGATCCAATTATTGAAATTGGCGGCGGTGCCGGCGGTGCAATGCTGACCACACCTGATGTATATGACAAAGGTTTATTGATACATTATCAAAATGCTATTAATACATTGACTGATTATCGTGCATTTGTTGGACTAGAAAACACTACTCAAAGATTTATTTTAAAACAAAGTATTCAACCAGGTGTGAACGGTAGCAATCCATTTGGTGACTATTATACCTCAGGAACTTGGAGTACTTTAGAAGCTGGCAGTATAATTTTACGTGATACCACTGAAGCTGTAGACGAAAATACGGGGGCTTTAATTCTTGATGGTGGTATTGGCGTTGCTGGCAAAACTGTTTTTGCTAATACAACAACATTTACATCAAATAAATTTAACACTCAAGGTATATCAAACAATGCACTTCAAGTACCCTACGGCGGAATTGGTGCATCATACTTATATGTAACAAACGAAGGTTGGATTAACGGAGCACAAATTCTTACTACTGGTACTGTTAATAATGGTATTGGTGGTATTTTTACAAACACATTCCAATTTACAAACCTAACACAAAGTAATAGTACTGATACTGGCGCAGTTACTATTGCTGGCGGTCTAGGTGTTGGTGGAAATGTATATATTGGCGGTAACGAAGTACTATACGGTACATTAAATATCACCAATGATACGCAGTCTGATAATACTACTTCTGGTGCATTAGAAGTAGTCGGCGGCGTAGGCATTGGGAAAAATTTAAATGTTGGCGGCACAGTTAGCGTAACTGATGCAACTAATAGCACTGCAACCAATAATGGATCGTTAGTCACAGCAGGTGGTGTAGGTGTTGCTAAGAGTCTAACTGTTGGAGGCAATGTATCTGTAGCTAATACAGTTACAACCACTGATTTACGTGTAACAGGGACTACAGATAGCACAAGTAAAACCACTGGCGCTGCCACTGTTGCTGGCGGGCTAGGTGTTGCAGAAACAATTAGAGCTAGCAGAGTAGTATCTGGTACAGCATATATCAACAGCGGAACTACTGCGACTTCAACTGCTACTGGCGATCTAGTAGTTACAGGTGGAGTTGGCATTGGACAAGATGCATACATTGGCGGAAATGTTAGAATATTATCTACAGTTACTTCGGATAATGTAGGCACAGGAGCATTATTAGTATCAGGCGGAGTTGGCATTGGAATTGATCTTACAGTTGGTGGGTCAATTACTAGAACTGGCACTGTTACAAAGAATATTATTAATTCATCTGGTGCTGGGTTGATATTATCTACAGCAACATTTATTGATGCTGGTTCAGTTGGTAGTATCAATAATATTGTAGCAATTAACAGTGTTGGACGTCCAACAATTACAGCAACACAAAATCCTACCTGGGCAGATGCTGCAACATTCTATATTGATAACGCACCCGCATTTACTAATGGTGATGCAACTAACAAGTGGTCATTGTTTGTCGCCAACGGTAATGTTAAGATCAATACTACCACAATTAATAATCAAAATACTACTTCTGGTGCATTAGTAGTTGCAGGCGGTATTGGTGTTGCAGGTAATATTACTTCTGGAGCACAAGTCAAAGGTCTAACAGTTAAAGTTGATGACAACTTAATTAGTTCACCTAAGATAACAGGCAAAACAGATTCTACACCAGTAACTATTGACACATATACTGCTAACGCATTTACAACCGCAAAATATCTAGTACAGATTGTTGATTTAGGAACACCTAATAAATTCCATGTTGTTGAACTGGTTGTTACCTATGATGGATCTAGCGGAGCTCCAGGGACATATATAAGCCAATATGGATTAATTACAAATACAGGAGAATTGGGAACATTTGATGTAACCTACGGTGGTGGTACATTATCCGTGGTATTCACTCCTAACTATACTCCAGTAAGCATGAGTTTAAGGGCAATTAGATTAGCAATAATTACCTAATATAAATATTCGACAAGCCGTCAAGTGGAAAGGGAAACTGAATGGCACAAGCTGATTTCATCGTTAAAAACGGTGCGGTAATCCTTAATGGTCAAACTGCAACGTCAACTAGCACAACAACAGGTGCTCTGGTCATTCAAGGTGGCATAGGTCTATCTGGCAATTCAACCTTTGGCGGCAAGTTAAACATAACAAATGCCACAAGCTCAACAAATTCAACTACAGGTGCATTTACTGTCTTAGGTGGCGCAGGATTCTACAGTGATGTTAACATAGGCGGAGGTTTAAGAGTCGGCGGAGTTGACTTAATGACCTACGATGGAACAATATATTATGTTTCAGATGCTACAGGTAATGACGGCAATGACGGACACAGAATACAAAGTGCATTTCGTACAATTAAATACGCATTGAGTCAAACAAATGTTGGAGACACAGTTTTTGTTGAAGCAGGTAATTATCAAGAACAATTTCCATTAACTGTTCCTAAAGGAGTAAGCATACGTGGCGCTGGACTACGCGAAGTTTATGTTTATCCCACAACTGCTACAAACACTCAAAGTGCTTTTTTACTCAACGGTGAAACAACTATCAGTGACTTTACTGTTGGCGGTTTTTACAAACCAGGATATGCATTTAAATATGCAAATTCAGCAACTATCACAACACGCAGTCCATATGTAGAAAGATTTTCAGTAATTACTAGAGGATCAAATCCTACAGCCAATGACCCTTACGGTTTTGACAGCAACGATGCAGGTGGCGGTGCATATCTTGACGGTAGTCAGGTGTCGGCAAACAGTTTAGAAGCAGCATTTTTATTTAATGAAGCAACATTTATCACGCCAAGTTCGACTGCGGTGTATATTACCAACGGTACTAGAGTTGAATTATTAAACGGGTTTAGTTATTTTTCAGACAAAGGTATAGTTGCAACTAGTGGTAGTACAGGTTGGGGCGGCCAAGGTAGAACAAGACTAAGATTAGCAAATACCACTGGTACATTTACTGTAGGACATAATTTATATTACATTGGCAGTACTGGCACTGTGCTAGCCAGTGGTGTAATTAATCAAGTGACTCCTGAATATGTTTACCTAACTGGCAAGGCCAGCGGATTTGTTGAAGCAGCTGATAGAACTGGTAAGACTGTTAACGTACTTGGCAACACACAAGTCAGTAGCTTCCAAAAGAAATTTGGAACAGCATCTGCACGTTTTACCACAGACGGGGACTTATTAGAAATTGGTAGTGATGCTGATTTACAGTACGGTTTCAGTACATATACTTTAGAAGCATGGGTTCATTTAACTGCAAATGGCAGAAAACAATATATTATCAACAAAGGTAATACTGCTGCAACTGCGTTTGGTTTATATTTAGAAACTAGCAATAAACTAACAGGTCAACACGGTACAACAGTATTCACAGCAACCACAGTACTCAGCACAGGCACTTGGTATCATGTAATGATGAGCAGAGATTCTGCAAATCAAAACAGATTGTTTGTTAATGGTGTACTAGAAGCCACAACCACCGCATCAGCTAATGTTACAAATTCTGATAATTTAACAATTGGTGGTTATTCTGGAACAAGTAACCTGTCATTAAGAGGTTATCTTGATGAAATACGTGTTAGTACTGTGGCTAGATACACCAATAGTTTTACAGTACCCACAGCGTCTTATAATTCAGATGTAAGTACTACAATTTTAATTCACGCTGACGGTGCAGACGGCAGCATCAATATTACAGATGACGGCCTAGGTAGTCAAAATGTTTATTCTACCACAGCATCATATACTGCCGCAGTGGTTGCCAGTGCTCAACAAATTACTCTAGCTGACTATAGACAGTTCGGCGGTGAAATGCGTAGTATTGGTTCAGCTGTGTGTTACGGTAATTATGGTATATATGCAGACGGCGAAGGTATCGACTTAAAAGCAATTGCTTTTAATATGAGCTACATTGGTAGCGGAAAAGATTTTACCAACGATCCAAATCTAGCAGTACAAGCCAATGAGATTGTTGCACTAAATGGCGCTAAAGTTTACTATCAAACAGTTGACCATTTAGGAGATTTCCGTGTTGGTCCCGAATTCCGTATTAATCAACGTACAGGCAATGTTGATTTTGGTACGGCAAACTTTAATTTAGGCCCTTTATCTAGTTTAACAATCAGTGACGGAGTTAATTCGTCTGTGTTAACTCCAACCAGTATTCAAATTGGTCAGTTGTTATTCTCAGGTAGTAGAATACAAACCAGCAGTGGTAATTTAACTATAGATCCTGCAGGCACACTAGTAACAATTGAAAGCGATTTACAGGTTAACGGAGCATTAAATTTTACTGGACAAATTTTAGCTACTAGTGTTGCAAACAGCACGTCAACTACAACTGGTGCATTAGTAGTAAGCGGTGGAGTCGGTATTGCTAAAGATCTAGTTGTGGGAGGCAATACATATCTTCAAGGTGATTTATATGTAGACGGCGATCAATTTCAACTTAATAGTAATAATTTAAACATTGGCGACAAAACTATAAGTTTAAGTACAGGTGCATTTACTGCATCAATCGCTGCTCTAAGCGGTTTACAAATTGGACCATCAGCAACTCCTCACATTACATGGTTATATGACGGTGTTAATAATTGGGTATCAAGTAACGGTATTAAATCAACAAATACTTTAACAGTTATTTCTTCCGTTAATGCTATTAATACAACAACAGGTGCTTTACAAGTTGCAGGTGGCGTTGGAATTGGTGGAGATTTATACGCTAAGAATGCCTACGATAGTTTAGGAAAATTAATTTCTACAGGTACTATTGCTAGCTATGCAGTTACTAATTTATCTGCAGGTGCAGATATTAATCTAACTGCTAATGTTGGTGCTGTTACTGTTTCAAACACTTCAACATTACAAACTGTCACGGCAAGGGGTTCTAGTACAAATGTAATTGTTCGTTTTTCAAATACAACTAATTCAATTGGCACAGACACCGGCGCTGTTACTATTGCAGGCGGCTTAGGAGTAGGTGGCGATATTTACGGCACTGGAATTTACAGTAATGGTAGTGCCGTGGTTACTGTAGGTACTATAGGTAGTCTTGGAGTCACTGCAATAGTTGCGGGCACAGATACTGCGGTTAGTACTTCAACTGGTGTAGTCACAGTTTGGAATACCTCAACATTACAAACAGTTACATCAAGAGGTTCGACAACTACAGCTAAGATCAGTATACTAAACAATACTGCATCAACATCAACAACAACCGGAGCCTTAACTATTGAAGGCGGTCTAGGAGTTGGTGGAGCTATATATGCTAAAGGAACTATCTATTCTAATGGATTTCCAGTGCTTATTGCAGAATCTGACACATTGCAGTCAGTTACTGGAAGGGGTAACACAACAGATAGACCAATACTCATTACTAATACTGCCAGTTCTACTGCTACTAGTTCAGGGGCATTAATTGTCACTGGTGGTGTAGCCGTTGGAGAAAATTTAAGTGTTGGCGGATATGCAGCTATTACAGGAAATGCCACAGTTAGTGGCGATGTAGCAGTAGAAGGTGGAACAGTTTCACTGAATGCAGTATCTAACGAAATTATTTCAACTACTGGCGATGTTAATATTATTACAACTGTTGGTAAAATTGGAATACGTTCGGTTCCTGGTGGATTAATATCACTAACTGCTACTAATATTGTACTAGATGGAAAAACATCCATCTTAAGTTCTGCAACATCTACAGGCACAACAACCGGAGCACTAACGGTTAATGGAGGAGTTGGAGTTAGTGGTGAAATATATGCTGGTAATATGTTTGCCAACGGTAGTCAAGTTTTAACCAATGCAACACTTGGCTCATATGGTGTGATTTCTATCAGCACAGGCTCTGGAATATCAATTAACACGTCAACTGGTGCTGTAACAATCACATCAGTAGATACTCTTGAGTTAGTGACTGGTAGAGGTAATAGTACCACAAATCCAATTTACATAACCAATGTAACAGATTCAACTGGAACAAACACAGGAGCACTGATAGTCAGTGGCGGTACTAATTTACGAGGAAATTTAAATGTTGCTGGTAATACAACAGCAACGAATGTGTTAATTAATAATACTTTAACAGTATATGGTACTATTCAATCATTTAACACTATCAATTCTACAGGTACTACAACTGGTGCTGTAATACTAGTAGGAGGATTAGGTGTTGGGAAAGATCTATATGCTGCAAACATATATGGTACTACAGTTTATGATAACAACAAACGAGTAGTTACAGATGTAACACCTGTAGCTGGATCGGGCATCAGTATTTCAGGATTAACCAGTGTCGGCCCTAGCGTAACTTTTAATATAAACAATACTGGTGTTATAGCATTACAAGGCTCTACATATATTGGTATAAGTTCTGCAACTGGTATTATTTCGTTAACTAATCTAGGGGTACAAACATTAACTGCTGGAACAGATACTGTAGTAAGTTCTAGTACCGGCACAATTACTATTTGGAACAACAGTACACTACAATCAGTGACTGATCGAGGTAACACTACCAATCGAGCAATTAGTATTTCAAACGCCACTGATGCCAATACGTCAACTGCTGGCGCATTAATTGTTTCAGGCGGTGTTGGCGTTGGTAAAAATTTAATTGTTGGAGCCAATGCAACAATTTACGGAAATTTACAAGTATACGGAACCTCCACTTATGTAAATTCTACACAAACTGTGATTGTTGACCCAGTAATAGATATTGGTACTGGCCCAAACAACACCGCACTTGGTGTTAATGATGGATTTGATAGGGGTCTACTATTACATTACAATACTACAGCTTCACTAAACACAGCATACGATAATCATTCGTTCATAGGCATGGATAATGCCACACAGACATTTGTTTATAAGACAAATATCTATCCGGGTGCAGGACAGACATTTCCGTCATTGTTTAGTAATACAGGAACATTTGGCGATGCAAAATTTGGTAGTCTACAACTAACAGCCGCAACCAGTGCTACAAGTACCACAACAGGTGCATTGGTTGTTACCGGTGGAGTGGGAATTGGTGGTAATTTATATGTTAACAACACAATCTATTCTGGAGGTCTTGAAGTACTAACAACATCGAGTCTAGGTTCAGGAGGCGTTGGTGTTAGTACAATATTTGCAGGCACAGACACTGCGGTCAGTGCTAATTTTGGCGCAGTTACTATATGGAATACCAGTACACTACAATCAATAACCAATCGAGGTGCTGCAACATCTAACGTAATTACGTTAACAAACACCACCCCTTCATCAAATACCAGTTCTGGGGCATTAATTGTCTATGGCGGAGTAGGCATTGGCGGTAATTTATATGTGGCTAACACCAGTTTTGTTTCTGGTGCTCAAATTATAACTACCGCAACTATTGGTTTATTTGCAGTATCTAGTCTTACTGCTGGCACAGATACCGCAATCAGTACATCAACTGGTAATATAACCGTATGGAACACTAGTACATTACAGTCAATCACTAACAGAGGATCAACTACCACTAACGCTATTGCAATCACTAATACTACAACATCAGTGTCAACCAGCACAGGTGCATTGGTTGTAGCAGGTGGTGTCGGTATTGCCAGTGATGTATATATTGGCAAAACATTATCTGTAAACGCTGTTGGTTCAAAGTTACTTATAGACGGTGGCAATGGAATTATAGCCCAAGCTGGCAGTAATTTAAGATTACAAGCAGGAGCAAATGGTGCATCGAGTACGCATGGTAATTTAGTATTATCAAACAACGGCGGCGTTACCATATCCGGCGGAAACAGCTATCTTTACACAGGCACCAATGTTGGTATTTGGTTAAACGGTGGATACGGTGAAGTGTATGTTGGTAAAAATACTGTAGCTTCGTCATCAACTTTCGGTGCTTTTGTTGTAACTGGCGGCGCGGGTATTGGTAAAAATATATTAGTAGGTTCTGGCGCAATAACTAGAACTGGCGCAGTACAAAATGCTTATGCCAGTGGAAGTTTTGCTGTTGACGGCGACGCCCAAGCTGGCATTTACGTCCTAAGACGATCAATAGCTTCTACAACTCCTACAGCACTAACATCAGACGGTGCCACAGCATCTGGATCAAATCAAATTGTTTTACCAAATGATTCAACATTTGCTTTTAGAATTCTTGTTAGTGTTAGAGCCATAACCAGCAACCAAGCTGGGGCCTGGGAATTTAACGGAGTTATTACTAGAAATACTGGCGTAGCAACTACAACTTTGAGAGTAGTTAACAAAACTAAAATTTGGTCAAGCGTTGCAGGATATGACGTAAATGTTGTTGCAGATGTTACAAACGGTGCTTTACAAATTTTAGCTAACGGTGCAGATGCCAATACTGTGAGATTTGTGGCAAAAGTTGATACCACAGAAGTGACCGGTTAAACATGCATAAATATGGAATAATGATAGCAAACTATGTCAATTAATTTAGATACAAATCAACAAGGCAGTGTTACCCTAATAGGACCCTCAACAGGTACAGTCTCTTTGACTTTACCAAGTTCAGCAAATACCAGCGGATGGGTTTTATCTACAGACGGAACTGGTATTTTAGGATTTATTCCTCCAGGAACTGGTGCTTCTGGAATTAACGGTGCTACTGGTGCAACAGGTGCTACTGGTATTACAGGGTCTACTGGCGCTACTGGATCAACCGGTCCTATAGGTTCAACAGGTGCTACAGGTTTGCAGGGATCTACTGGTTTACAAGGTGGCACAGGTGCAACAGGTTTAACTGGATCAACAGGAGCCGGCGGAACTATTGGCGCTCAAGGTAGTACAGGTGCTACTGGTCTTCAAGGTGCAACTGGTGCAACTGGTTTTACTGGTGCAACGGGCGGGGCTGGTGTTGAAGGTGCAACTGGTGCTACTGGATTACAAGGTGCTACTGGTGCTATTGGATCAACAGGTGCTACTGGTGCTACTGGCCCGGCGGGTGCTACCGGTGCTGCTGGTGGTGCAGGTTCTCAAGGTGCTACTGGTCTGGGATATGATGTAACATCTGCTAGCTCATTTACCCTATCAACTGGTAGTAAAACTTTTACAGTGAACAAAGCTAATGCCTATGTTATTGGCAGTCGAGTGCAAGTTACATATACTTCAATTACCAGCAATTTTTTACAAGGTGTTATTACTGGAATTGCTGGCCTAAACATAACAGTCCTTGTTGACCTAGTCAACGGATCAGTTGGTGCAGGTCCTTACGCTAGTTGGACATTTAGTGTAACAGGACTAATTGGTAGTACTGGTGCCACCGGTACTGCTGGATCGTCAGGGGCAACAGGGGCAACAGGACCTGGCGGTACCGCAGGAAATCAAGGATCAACTGGTGCCACTGGGCAACAAGGTAATTTAGGATCAACTGGTGCTACCGGTCCAATTGGTGCTACAGGCGGTGCTGGCGGTGTTGGTAATCAGGGAACAACAGGTGCTACTGGACCAACTGGCGCAACTGGCGCAACAGGTGCAACTGGATTTACAGGCTCAACTGGTGCTACCGGTCCAAGCGGTACTGGCGGCTCTACTGGAGCTACAGGTATTGGTATAGCTGGAGCAAATGCCTGGACCCCTCAATATACAGCTAACATTATTACCAGTACAAATTATACCGTTTATACCAAAGTAGGCGGAACTAACGGATCTTGGGACGGACAAGTTTATTCTGTAGAAGGATTTACTCGAGGTGCATTTGCAGCAGCAATGGTTGATACAACAACCAGTCGAGTAATGTTTGGCTTAAATTCGGATCCAGCAAACAGCACAAACTTTGTTGATCTTGATTATGCTTTCTATTTCAACCAAGGATCATTAGTAGTATACGAAAGTGGTGCCAGTGTATCTACCTACGGAGCATACACTACATCAACCAGCTGTTTGATTGTATATGACGGTGCAACTGTTCGATATTACGTTAACGGAGTACAGCATTACAGCACTCCTCGAGTAGTAGGCAATGCACTGTATTTTGATTCTTCATTTAACACTGCAAATGCACAGTTGAAAAATGTAGCTTATGGCGCTGCCGGCGAACAAGGTGTAGGTGGTTCTACAGGTTTTGGTTATGACGCAGGTGCAGCTAATCAGGTTATATACAAAGACGCTAGTAACTTAGTTGCTGGCTCTGCAAACTTAACATTTGACGGCACTAATTTAAGTTTACAAGGCGCATTAAGATTTGACAGTAAGACCAGTTGGGATCATACTGAGACAGTTTATTCAGGCGGCCCAAATCTAGCATATCATGTGCTTAAATCAGGATTCAAAAGTGCCAGTTTCTTAGATGAAAACTTCTATGCAGGTACTAACGGTATTACAGCGTATAATAATTCTGGCGGTACTAACGTTACCTTAAGTCGTGTAGCAAGTCCTAGTGGAACTCCTACAACATCCGGTTTTGTTTTACAGATTGTACACAACGGTACAACAACCAGTCCGGGCTTTGGCGGATTTAGATTTGGCGCGGCCACTCGTGCTAATGCTATAATTGTTGCAAGATTTAAAGCACAACTAGCAGTCGGCTACACTATTAATTTTGCAACCAATGCCGCAGGTACAAACTATCAAGGATACTGGTGTACAAATAACGTTGGAACAGGCAAGTGGGAAGAATATGTTTACGTAGTAATCTGTGGCGATACAGGCACTTTTAGCACTACGCATTTATTCTATCTATCTGGTAGCCCAACACCTAGTGCAGGCACTCCATTAACATGGTATATCTGTTCAGCTAGTATCTACGATATTACAGATCAACGAACTGATATACTTTACCTTGATCGAGCAGCATCTACTGCCAACATCAAAGGTTACGGACAAGGCGACATTGTTGTTGACTCAAAAGACAACACAGGCCTTGTTGGCTTACAATACTATCATACAGGCAATGTTGTAGTTGCAGGTGGTGGTGGTAAAGTACGTGTTGGTGGAACAACAGCACCTGTAGAAACTTTAGATGTTTCAGGCGGCGGCGCATTTATCAATTATCTACGTGTTACAGCAGGAAGTGGCGCACAGAATATCTTAATTGGTAATCAAGACGGAGCCGGTGCAGCAAGGCCAGCAGTAATTCAAGGGTCAAATGCAACAATATATTTTGGCACAGGAACATCTTGGACCGGCTCCGGCGGCAGTATTAACAATTATGCCTATTGGTCACTAGCTGGTAGTAGTTTATCGGGCGGTGCTGGTACTACGCCAACACTGATTATCAATCCAAGCGGTAGTAGCTGGAGTCAAGGTATACGAGTTAATCCTAGCAGTGTTGATACGGTATCTTCAGTGTCGTTCCCTGTAGTAGCCAACGATCAAACAGCATGGACAGTTGGAAAATTAGCCACAGTAACTTATAGCGATGCATTTGCTGTATTAAAGAACGGATTTACTGGAGGTGTTGCTGCAAGAGCAGATGCTGCCTTTGATATCAGCGCCAGCACAGGTCGTACTACATTTGGTTATAATCCGTATGTTGGCGCTAACGTAGTATGGCATGCAGGAAATTTAACAAACTTAAATCAACTTACTAACCCTGGTTTTGCACTAGCCAACGGTGACGTTCAATTTAATACCGTAAACAGTACCTATGGTTACTTTAGTGGCTTGAATATGATCAACGCTGGTAACTACAGCGGCAGTGCAACACCTGTAACAGGTTATCTAATTACCACTAATATTCCTGCTACACAGTTTCATATGCCTAAGATTATCATCGAAGGTTATGCCAACGGTGACAGTGAGCCAATAAACATAGAACTAGTCTATCACTTTACTCCACAGAATGCCAGTACAGGTGCATTTACTGGATATAAATGTTATTATACAGGTTGGGATCCTGGCACAGTTAGTCTAGCACTAAACGCCAGCAATAACATTGTAATACACATGAGCAGTAATGCGTACTACATTCGTTTTTCTGTGAGCTATGTCAGCGATAGTTTAGGTATTGCTTATAGACAATGGGCAGTAACTGAAGCTGCATGTCCTGCTACTAAGAAAGTGTCAATAACACCTTTCAAAGTTTGGACTAGCAATAACTTAACTAACCTAAGTCAACTGACCAACGGTCCTGGCTATGTAAGTTCATACTATACAGCACCACTAGACTTCCGAGGCGGAAGCCACATGTTCCATTCTAGCGGGCGCGGCGCATCTGAAATTAACACAGGCACCTGGGCTATGCAGGTTGGACCTGCTACACAGCGTATTACCACAGCTGGTAGTTATTATGCAGGTATTGCGTTTAATCATAACTTAAACTACAGTGGTGGCACATTAAACAGTGACAGCGGAACTAATAACGTTGCACCACATGCATGGGTTGGTTTGAGATTATATGACGTATCTGGTTCAGAGCGTAGTTATTTGGTCTTTGCTACAAAACCAGGTACTGGATCTACGAATACAGGTACTAATATTCCTGTTGAAAGAATGGCCATTGACCCAATCAACGGCTACGTAGGTATTAATCAAACCGTTCCTGCATATTATCTCGATGTAAACGGCACAGTTAGACTAGCAACCAACAGTTATATTCCTAGAACTTATGTACAGTCAAGTGACTTTGCTCAGTTAACCGCAAACTCACCAACTTACGGACTAGGCACATCAAACGTTATAGGTTGGGACAGTTTAAACACAATGATGCAACTGTCCGGCGGCTACGGACTACGACTAAGAAGTCAAAATAATTATCTAGATGTTGGCGGTTCAGGTGACAATGTAAGAATCAACGGTAATATTATTCTACACGCAGGTAACTTTACTGGCTATACATTGTCTGCAAGCACCAGTAGTACTATCACAGGAAATCTTACTGTAGCAGCTGGCTATAGTTTTGTTGCAGCAGGAACTAATAATAACGGTGGCTTTGCAATGGCCAATAATAGTGTCTATTATGGTTTAATGTGGAACTATGCTGCCAATGATTGGCGTATAGGTTACGGTAGTGTTATTTCTCAGCAAAACTGGAATATGCGTTGGGACAACACCGGCATTGCCTGGAGTAATTTAAGTCATCGTGCTCCGTTATTCTATGATTCAGACGATACTGGCTATTATGCAAATCCAGCCGGTAGATCTATTATGGCATCATTGAATCTTGCCAGCGCCACTGTGATTTCCAGCGGTATACTTAACGTCTACGGCGGCGGTGCTACTGGTGTAGGCTGGGGTACAGGATTTAACATAGGTGACAGTACAAATTATACTAGTACTATACAAGATGCTGGTGTAAATCGTACAAGAAATTTTGGTACTGGAGGTTGGGATTGGTACAATAGTGCTGGTACTAGATCTTACTGGGGCGATGACGCCGGTAATTTTACCGCACTAACATCTTCAAGATCACCAATATTCTACGACACCAATAACACTGCTTATTATACTGACCCTGCTACTTCAAGTGTAATGCTTGATCTTGATATTCGAGGCGAAGTCTACAACGACGGTTGGTTCCGTAACGATACCAGCGGTAAAGGTCTGCGTAATACTGCATCCGGTGCTGAGTGGTATTCAAACAGCGGATACTGGAAAATGCATTCAGCTGGCAATGCCTATGGAGGTATCGCAGCCTATGCAACATACGAAGCTACCCTAAAAGGCTATCTCGGTTATTGGGATGCTAACGGTTTTGGATTGTTAAACAGTTCAGGTAACTGGCAGGTACGTATTGAATACGGCAATGCCAACATGGAACTGTATCGTATTACCTATTTGGATGATGCACGAGCCAACATCTACTATGATAGAGCTAACACAGCATATTACAGTGACCCGGCTAGCACTGGTAACATCAATGTAGAAACTTCAAACCAGCTTAATTTTGGTCTATTAAACAACAAATATCAAGGTGGTAACAGTGGTATAGCAACACAGCCATATGCCATCTATCAGGAAACAGGCGGATGGACTAGCCCGTACCCAGATTTGAGAATTGCCAACCACACTGGTCTTAAATTTGGTGCCAACCCCAGCTACGAAGGCATGCGTTTCTACAGCGATTACGATATGAGTTCGCTGTTGTTTCAGGTCAACGGCGGCAGTAACTATCTGTACAAATATGTTTGGATGTACACCAATACCACTGGATTTTATAGTGATACCAACGGTGCTCATTGGTATCCAAACAATGCCAGCTATGGTTCATGGCGCAGTGACGGCACTAGAAACGGATGGGGCGGCATTGAATTCAACGGTCACACCAGTCTAATGATGAACGATGATAGCTACGGTTTCCATAGAAATGCTCAGGGTTGGAGATTCTATGTCACTGGTGGTAACGGCTACTTCCCAGGTGAAGTTACTGCTTATTGGTCAGACCGAAGACTAAAAGAAAATATTCGAGCACTGGATTCCGGAGAAGGACTAGCACTAATTGATAGATTAGTACCTTCTAGATTTACCTGGAAAAAAGAAGCTGAATATGTTACTCAAGATGCTGTATATGGCGGGCAAGAAGAGGTAAGTATGATTGCTCAGGAAACTCAAGCAGTCTTGCCTGTAGCAGTAAAAGTTAACAAAGTTGGTAAAAAACACATAATTGACGGGGAAGAAATCAAAGATTATCTAACCATTAATTATGATAAAATTACTCCATATCTTGTACAGGCAGTTAAAGACCTTAAACGAGAAATTGATGAATTGAGACAGCAGTTAAAAGGAAAATAATAATGGCATTAGTCAAAGCATATGAATTAAAAAACGGACTAACAGCTCCTAACGCTTATCACATTATCACCAAGGTTGATACTGTTAAGCGACCCAGCGATGATATTGACCCAGCAGGCGCCCGCCCAGAAAATGCACCAGACCATGCATGGAAAGCAGGTTGGTACGGACGTATTGCCGTGGCAATCTATCTAGATAAAGCAGCTAGAGACGCAGGCAAACCACCAATTGCAGCAATATCTGTTAATCCTACTGATGCACCTTCATTGTTTGAAGGAGAGCGATCAACTGATCAGAATTTAAATTTTACAATCGATATTAATAGTAGCGATAGTATATTAGATCAAGCCTATGCACATTTAAAAACATTGAGTAAATGGCAAGGTGCTACAGAAGCATAAAATAAATATAGGAAACGTTTGGAGAAAATATGGCTATTAACTACACATGGACCGTTACGGGAATTAAGACAACTACAGAAGGACAACATCAAAATTCTGTAATTCAAACTTATTGGAAAAAAACTGGCACTGACGAAAACGGAAACACTGGCGAGTTTTCTGGCGCAACTCCTTTTACCGCAGCCAATGTTGATCCAGCAGACTTTGTTCCGTTTAACGAACTAACTGAGGAAATTGTACTAGGATGGATTAAAGCGGTAGTTGTTGGCGATTACGAACGGCATGTAAATGCACAGATATTAAAAAGTTTAAATGCGTCTGCTATTGTAGAACAACCTCTTCCTTGGGATCCAACAAAAGGAGTTGTCGGAACTCCTCAACCAGCAAATACTCCTTAATTTTTAAGGTATTAACTACGTATATAAATAATCTCATATAACGGAGTATTCTATGAATAACAAACTACATTTAGAACTAGATCTTAACGAATTAAACTTAGTAATGGGCGGCCTAGGTAAATTACCCTACGAGCAATCATTCCAAGTTGTTGATAAAATTCGTCAACAGGTTGCCCCTCAAATACAAGAGCAGCAACAATCTAATGGATTCACTGCAATGGGTCCTGGTAAAGAATAAACAAGGATAAATTAGCAACAACCTACACATGGGACATTGAAAATGTAACAATACTTGATTCCCATAACGGTAACGAAAAAGTAGTTTCTCGTGTTGTCTGGAAATGCACTGCAACAAACGATACAGGAACCTCAAAAAGTCAAATAGGTGTTGTGGATTTAGATATCAATAACATTTCTACAGACTTTGTTCCTGCATCCCAGGTAACAAAACAGCAAATCATCGATTGGGTAACTGCTAAAGTTCCTAAAACAATGATAGAAAATGATCTAATGCCAGAAACTACCACTGTGAGTTTCTTAGAGTCTAACTTAACTGACACTATCACAGATCAAATTGCTGCGGTTGAAGCTCGACAAAACAACAGTTAATATAAATGAACGGCGAATGGTCGTATATCAAAGGGTATTTTACTCCCGACGAATGTGACTTTATAATTTCTCAAGCAGAAAAAATTACCGCATTTGACGGTGTTGTTGGCGATACCGGTTCAGTTGATAATCAATGGCGTAGAAGTACAATACGTCCTATATTAAAAAATCAAGATTGGCATTATCTTTTTACAAAGTAGATCAAGCAGTGGCAAACATAAACAGAGAATGGTTTAATATTGCCTATGATTTTTTACCTGGAATACAGTTTGCCTCTTACAACGAGTCAAATCAAGGCTGCTATAAACGGCATCAAGATGTATTCTTAATGTCGCCTAACAATACACATAGGAAACTAAGTTTTACAGTACAGCTATCAGATCCTACTACATATCAGGGCGGCGAATTAAAATTTTTCGATGTTGCTTTACACCCTGATGGGGCAAACATGCAAGCAAGAGGTACACTCTGTGTATTTCCTAGCATTATTTTTCACGAAATAACACCAGTTACGAAGGGCGTTAGGCATAGTTTAGCAGGGTGGTACGAAGGCCCTAGATGGAGATAAATAATATTATGATTACATATACATGGGAATTTCCAAGATTTTTAGCACACCCTACTCTTAATGGCCTTGCTAATGTAGTACATGGTATTGAGTTTATCCTATCTGCAACTGACGGCGAAGGCCATGGCGCTCAAGTGTTTGGAACTGTTGGTCTTTCAGAACCTAATCCAGATAATTATATTCCTTTTAACCATTTAACTTCGCAGCAAGTTTTAGAATGGGTAGAAGCTTCTATGGGCGAAGAAGTTTTGGGCGATTATAAAGATAATCTTGCTCGACAAATAGAACAACAGATAACACCTGTATCTGTCACATTAAACAAACCTTGGTAATTATTGAATAATATCTAATAGCAATTCAATTTTTGTTCTATTAGTTCTATTTGAAAGACTACGCTTAACACCTTGATGTAAAGGTTTAGGCCATTGATTTAAATCACACCAAGCATAACCTACATGTTCAGAATTTAGAGTAGGAATAAATTCTTTTTCAACAACCAACACATAGGTGTTAAATTGAAATCTTTGATCTTCACTGGTGAATAATTCTAATGGTATAGATTTTTTAATACTAGGAGTTTTTCCTACTTCTTCCTGCACTTCTCTCATTAAAGCAGCATAAACAGTTGAATCTGTTTCTTCTTTTTTGCCGCCTACAATACCCCAAGACCCTGCAGTCTTGCCTTGATTACGCA